AGGTTGCTGTTGAGCAGAATCGTCCTCTTCGGGTATCCGCCGATGCTCGAGGAAAACGCGGAGTCGTAGTGGACACCGCCTCCTGCTTGGCTCCATCGGAGCCATTGCGAGATCACCTGCAGGATGCCGTTGAAGTCAGCACCGAACGGCGGACAGCCGCCCGCGCTCGCGGGCGAGAATGTCAGCGGCGGGAAGCCGTCCGTGAAGCTCGCGGCACAGTTCGTGATGCCGATCTGTGACGGGATCGGGATGGTGCGCACGAACGTCGGGTTCGCCGCGCTGCTCGCCCACGGCGTCGGCATCTTCGTGGGTATCTGGCCTTCGCTCAGCGCGAGGGCGGGGCCGACCGCCATGAGCACCGCTAATGCGGCCGCGAGGAAACGTCTCAGCATCATCAGCCTCCGGTATTCTCGCGCAGACCTTCCACCCGGGAGAACTGCGTGTTGTGCCGTATCGCCCGCCGCCGCAGGAGCGTGTGGTCCTCGACGTTCGGGATCAGTGGAACCTGCAGGAAGTTCACCACGACCCCGGTCGGGTTAGGCAGCACGTTCGATTGCTGCAATATCACGAGTTCTATCGTGGTCAATGGGAACAGGAACACGTAGGTCAGCGTCATGTTCTGGTTGTCTTGGACGTAGACCGTGCCCCTGCCGGGGAAGAGGTTCATCAGCAGGTTGTTGATGGCGGGGATCGAGCCGTTCGAGATGTTCGCCCCCGCCTTGGCGAAGATGAGAGTGCGGAAGTCCGGGTCCTGCAGCGTGAACGACGTGGTGAGTTGCGCGCCCGAGCCGGTCGAGCCGGCGAAGAAGCCGCCGCCGGACTGCCCGAAGCCGAGCCAGCTCCCTGCCTCCTCGAAACCAAAAAATGTGCCAGTGACCGGCGAGGGGATGTTGAGGTTGCGGGTGACGCCGACGATGCGTCCCCACACGTCGAGGCCGTATCCCTGCGCGGTGTTGACGTTCCAGATGTCGTTGTAGAGGTCGTTGAAGAACTGCGTCGGGTCGAGCGCGGCGTTCATCGAGCCGATCATGTCGGTGATGACCGGCGAGTTCGCGTACTGGCTCAGGACCGTCTGCCAGTAGTTGAACGTCGGCGGCGCGACTACGTTCGGGTAGGGTGGACCTGTGGCGCTCGGAGGAAGGGCGGTCATGGTATGACGGTTATGTTGACCGCGGCCGTCTGCGGCTCCTGGTTGGATTGCACGACCACGAGCGAGGCGTTCGCGACGGAAAAGAATATGACGTCAGCCGCGGTCAGCACGTTCCCGGACGCGCTTATGGACTGGCTGACCGTGTAGACGCCCGCACCTCCGAGCGTGCCCGACACTTGTCCTGTGATGGTGGTTCCAGCAGACGCCCCCGTTCCCGAGAGCGTGAGCCCCGGCGCGAGGAAGCCGTTGACGGCGCTCGCCGTGATCGTCGTCCCCGTCCCCGTGCTCAGGAACGTGCCGCCGATGATCTGCGGGTTGTTGATCGAGTAGGTGCCGGTGCCTCCCGAGCCGCCGCCGAACGCGGTGATCTGCGTCCCGTTGACGACGAGGCCCGCGCCGGTACCGTCGGTGAGGTACTGCCCCGCCGCCAGCGTGCCCGAGACGATCGAGGACACCGTGAGCGTGTTTCCGTTGATGGTGCCGATGGCGCTCGCGACCGGCGCGTTCGCGCTGCCGACCAGCAGCGATGAGACCTGCGCCCACGGCCCGAGCGCGTTGACCGCCTGGATGTAAGCGTTCGCGTAGATCGTCGAGTTGATGCGCGCCTTCGGGGTCGGCGGGGCGTTGCCGCCGAACGCCGCGATGATCGCCTGCTGCACCAGCACGTGCGAGTTGCCGGGGATGTTTGGGCCCGCGACGATGGTCACGGAGAACAGGACTTGCAGCGCCGTCGGGATGTCGAACGTGATCTGGTAGGAGATCGGCTGCGCGTAGAGCGGGTTGGAATCGAAGACCGTCACCGTCGTGTTGCCGGCCATCGGCGCGCCCGGTCCCTTCCGTGAAAGAATCGCTTGCCCTATGGCCTGCGGCGCTCCGCCGGACACCGCGATGTAGATAGCGTTCGCGGGGATGACGACGCCGCCGATCGTGACCGGCGATGCGGTGTTGTTGCTATACCCAAAGTAGTCGAGCACTCCTGGCACGGCGGCCACCGCGCCGATGATCGAGCCTATGGCCCCGAGGCTGTTCCCCGCGACGCTGTCCTCGCGCCGTATCTCGAAGGCGCTGCGGCTCTCGACGTTTGTGCCGATGACGCCGCTGACCACTGACACCGAATCCCATCCGGGGATCGCTTGGTAGATCGAGACGCTCGACGGCACCTGAACGGGGCCGGGGAGGACCGACGCGAACTGCAGGGTGATGTTTCCGCCGCCGCCGATGGTCCCCGCCTGCGTCGACGCGTACAGGTTCCCCGTCGTGTCCGAGATGAGGCTCCCGAGCGGGATGCCGACGCCGTTCAAGCCGTTGCACTGGATCGTGAGCGCGGTCGGCAGCGGCGGGTTGCGCGTGAGAAAGTATATCCTGGCGATCGCGTCCTGGTTCCGGCCGATGGCGTAGGACGGGTCGGTCTGCTGCGCCTCGAACAGCATCGCCGCGTAGACGTTGCCGATGATCGCGGCGAGGCTCTGCGAGAGCTGCCCCTGCGGCGTGTCGAGCGCGAAGTTCAGGTTCCCGCCGAACGCGACGTTGATGTCCGCCTGGACGCCTGCGAGGATCGCCGGACCAGACGGTCCCTGGAATCCGGTGCCAGTGTTGAAGGTCAGGCCGGGGACGCTCGTGTTCGCCGTCATGTCACGCGTTCCCGCCCGGGAGCGGGTTAAGGACCGTGAACGGCAGCGCCGCGGTCTGCCCCGTCGTCTGGCTCGTTATCTGCACCTGCCCCTGCAGGTTCCTCTGCGTGAAGGCGGTGATGAAGCACTGTGCGCTCGTGGTCTCCGGGACGGTGAGGGCCGCGTCGGCGAGCTGCGCCTTGACCAGCGCCAGCGATGCGGCCACCCCGAATATCTGCTGGAGGTAGGGGACGCCGATGGTCGTGTCCCAGAACGCCTCTCCGAGGAACGTCTTGATGGCGGAGGCGGCGTCCTGCGCCAGCGAGTAAGGGTCGCTCGCGACGGCGATGTTGCCGTTCGCGTCGAGCACGAGGTCCCATTGCGCCACGTCGAGCAGGAGGGTCTGCATGCGGCCTCCGAATCCGCCGCGAGAGTATCACGATCCCGGTGTCGGCGTGCCGGTGACCGCCGCGCCGGTCGTGACGCCGCCGTGGGTGTGGGCCTTGTAGCTGGTCACGGTGCCGTCGGAGAAGTCCGAGCCGGTGATCTTCCCGGTGGCGTTGATCGCCCCGCTGCCGGTCACCGTGCCGGACACGGCGAGCGCGCCGGTGATGTTCACGTTTCCGGTCAGCGCCCACCCGTTCGAGGAACTCACGAGCTGGTTGCCCTGCTTGTCCACTACCTTGAGCGTGCCGTCCCCGTTGAGCTGGAACGATGCTTGCGGCGAGGTCTGATTCAGGAAGCCGCCGAGGTAGAAGCCGTCGCTCATCGAGAACTTCCGCCGCGAGGCGGGCGTCGTCTGCTTGCCGCTGCGGATCACGCTCGACGAGTCCCGGTCGGCGCAGAGCATGAGGCCGAGGTCGTTCACCGCCGGCTCCGCGATGATCGCCCACGGCCCCGCCGTGAGCTGGAAGTACGGGATGCCGAACACCGTCCGGTGCTGGACCGCGTAGCCGTTGCCGTCGATCTGGTTGACGAGCGGCAGCACGTCGACCGTGCCCGCGATCATCGGCGAGCCCGCGCCGGGGTGCACCGCGATCACCTGCACGACCTTGACGGTGTTGATCTGCGCAACGCGCTGGCGGACGATGAACTCGATGACGTTCGACCAGTCCGCGTAGTCCTGCGGCTTCTGCTGGCCGTAGCCGAAGGAGCCGGTGTCGCTCATGAGGGCGGTCCTATCGTTCCGGGCGGCACGGGAGCGGAGAACTGCGACGGCTGGCAGTAGGCGATCCCGGTCCACTCGCCCTTCGGCACCAGCGAGTCGAGGGCGAGGTCGAGCTTCTGCACCACCCACGTCTTGTTCGCCTGCGGCAGCGACGACTGCACCTGTATCTGCCCGCCGAACGCCACCAGCGGGTTGAACAGGTGGCGCACGACGAGGTAGCCGTTGCCGGCGAAGGCGGGATAGCCAATCATCCCCGTCTGCGGAGAGATGAGCGGGATCGGCGCGTTCGCCGCGCTGCGCGAGCCGCCCGCCGGCCAGATCGCCAACGTCGTGCCGCCGTTGACCAGCTCGGCGTTGATGTTCGCGTCCCGCGCCGCCTGCTGGACCTGGGTCCAGACGTTGCCGCCGTAGTACGGGTTGGAGAGCTGCGCCGTGACGCCGGAGTTCTCAAACTGCTTGTTCATGAGCCGCGCGTAGCCGGACATCATCGTCGCCACGTCGGTCGCGCCCGTGAAGCTCGACGGCGTCGCCGCGACGGTCGCGTCGTCCAGTCCCGACTGACAGACCATGACGAACGGCACGTCCGGCATGTTGTCGTACTCGCCGTACGCCTGCCACGCGACCCCGCCGAAGACCGGCGTCATTTGTCCTGGGATGCCTAAAAGACCCAGCGACCCTGTCCCCGCCGAGACAGTGACGAAGTTGCGCTGCACTGAGTCGAACACGGCCCCGAGCGTCGAGAGCTGGTTCATGAGCGACTGGTTGACGCCCCAGACGCGGATCGTCGCGTAGCTGCCCGCCGGTGCTCCTGCGTAACTCACGCGGACGGACGTTCGATGGCCCGACAGCGTGACCGCGTTGCCGATCCCCCCGGCAAAGCTCGCCAGCGCGTTGACCTGCGCGCTCGCGGGGTTGAGCGTCACGCTCACGCTGAGGAGCTTCTGGATGAACGACGACTGCGGCGTGAACGGCGACTGCACCGCCGGGAACGCCTTCGACACCGTGAGGAGCGGGGGCATCAGATCTCGTCCACCAGCGCGGCGAGGTCCTGCGGCGTCAGGTAGAGCAGGATGAAGCGCGAGCCGATGCCGGTGAACACCGGGTCAGCGCCGTTGCCGCTCGTGTCGAACCACACGAAGTCGCCGACGAAGCCGAGGTAGGCGTCGCGCACGATCAGGTTCAGG